GCCTTGATACTGCCCTCCTAGGAGGTGGTCATGCAGTACGCTGGAACCCTCAGAGTCCTGGTGTTGGCTCCCTCTTTTTGGATTTTTGCGACCTCTTTACACGTTTTTCACTCTCTCAGCCACCGGGTCCCAAACCGGTTACAACAACATGCTAGCAGCCTTCAAGACATGTGGCCCGTAGTTCTGCGTGACATGGGTAATGTCACGTATCACAGGGACCGCTTGTTTCGCAAACTGCTGGGCATGTGATTTCAGCCTCGCATACCACCCTGGTTTGCTTGAGTTCAAAGCACTAACCACATTATACGTGTGTTGGGAGTCACCGCCACCCCCAACCGTGGTTGCAATTTCCAGGCTGGATTTGGGGACCCACTCGCACACGTAAGTAATGCGGAAAGTGTAAGATGTATTGGGAGGCAACCCCGTACCAGCGAAAGCAATGACATGTCTGTCATCACTGTCAAGAGGCATAAGGGTGCTGGGTAGTGTTGCGTAATTGACAAAAAACTGGTCTGCGGGACCAGGTTGCCACACGCACTCCACTATATCGGCGGTTAGCTTGGTCTGGTGTGTCAGTAAGTTAACCAGCCCGTCTACAGTTTGAGCAGAACCAGATTGGTATTGCGTGGCTGAAAGAAGACCAAAGGCGATCGTGCCGGTGATGTTCAATGGAGCTTGCGAACTCCACATCTCAACACAGGCAGCTTTGGCACGCCACTTGTTGGCATTCGCAGTGAGGTAAGCTATCCCTGGACCAGCACTTGTTCCGTACTGGTTGGTGAGGACTGTCGCGCCTGTTGCGACTGCTCCGCCACTTGCCATGTTGGCTCCCGGGTAGAACGAATAGGTGAGGGCCGTATCAGCCGCGCCAGTCGTGACCGAAAACGTCTTAACAAAGCGCTGCGAATAGCCGCCCTCCCCATTGTACATAGCCACGGTAGCGTCACCATTGCAAGGGTCATAGAGCAGAGCAGCAACAGGATCGACCCTTGCCTTTCGAGCTGCGAGCTTCTGAGCAGCGGTTCGCTTAGTGCGGTTAGTGTTCGCATTGGTCTTCACCTTGGATTTAGGCATGATGATGAGTGTAGCTAAAGGGATTTCAAGTGTTTCAGCAAGCTACAGCTGCTGGTGATAATAGTAGTAGGGGTGATAGTAGTATTGATGATGGTGCGGGTGGTCTTGCCCAAGTCGTAGCCATCATACCACCTCTCCAGGGCAAGTTGGAGACTGGGTGGTATGCCAAAGGACCGCTCAAATGCGGCCCTATCCTCCGCCGTTGGCACCTGACGCCGAGCAAGCGTCAGGTCCGTGACATGGCGCAGCCAACTGGTGCGATCCAGTGCTGACGCCCGGGGTTTCGGGCACGCTCTAGCGAGCATGTCATAGTAGGCACACAACACGGGGGTGTCACCATAAAGGCTGAGCCCTCCGAGACCAGTGGCCCCGCAGACCTCATCCCAGGTGAGTCCACCCTTCTCGATCCAGCAATGGTCCTGCGTGATGGCCTTGAGAGGGTTGCGGACTAACAGCCAGCGACCCCGCACGAAGCACATCTTTGACTGGCAGAACTCCACATTGCTGAGCTCTCGTGCTGGTTCCTCCACGACCATCCTGTATCCTAACTCCTGGTAGAATGCAGGAACGCCCGCCAGAAACTTGTCCAG